TACTCATTCTGTAGTAGCACAGAAGTGGATTACTGCTTGTGTCAGAGTTGCATTGATGATGTTATGAGTGGTGATTGTAGTGAGTAATAAAAGCAAAGTTTTAGCCACGATACACATTGATGGGAAAGAGTTGCTTATGAACAGAAGTGGCAAGGCTAATAGACATGATGATGATGTTACTAGGGGATGTGGTACTCACGTTCCAAAGAAATACAAAGAAAAGAGTAAACAAAAAATAAAAAATAGCTTGAGGGAGGAATATTAAAATGGAGTTATATGATGGTAAGATAGTTTGGGGATGTGCTTTTAAAGTAACTAATAACAAGAAAAATGTTATATTATTTAAAAAACCAGTATTAGGTGTAGTTCATATAGAACCCGAAAATATATTTGGTGGTTTATATGGTAAGTTTTACGAGTTAAAGAAAGGCGGAGGTAAAAAAAGCACTTGTGTGGATATGCACTCTAGGATTTATGCAGAAACTTATACAGAATCGGTAGAAAATTATAATTATGAGATTGAATTTGTAATAGATAGTTTAGAAAATACAATATTTGCATTGGAATTATCAAAAATAGGTTTAGTGGAGGAATTATAATGGGAAAATGAGTGAATTAGATATAATGATAAACGAACTAACAAGAGATATTGAGGAGGATGTTAATATGAATGGTGCGGATAAGGAATTGCAGGATGCTATAAACGAATTGAGAAGTGCGACTGAACATAGACAAATGGTAGAAGAATTGTTAAAAGCAAAGCAAGAGGACTTTGATAGGTCAGATATACTGAACTTATTCACAATAGGGATTGTTGGTGGAAACATGACAGTAGGTATAAACGCAGACCTTGAAGGTATGGTAGATAAAGAAAACTTTATGACTAATGATGAATACGATGCCATCAAAACTGTTGTTGGAAATATAGTAGATAGAACGATTGAAGGGAGATTATAATGGATAGATTGAGAAAATATAAGGTTAATGACTTAGTTGAATGTGTAGATGTAACTCCATGGAATGTGGAGAGACTTTGCCTTGGTGCATACTACAGTATTGAAGGTTCAACATTCCTTGTAGATAATGTAGTGTACTCTCTAAAGAGTTTAGATACTGGACATATATTCTATTCCATAGATAGATTTGAAAGGGTTGGTGAGGTTGTAAAGGCTGATGAAAAGGTAGATTTGAACATGGCAATCCAATCGGAGTATGACAAGGTCAATCATCCCAAGCACTACCTTCAAGGTGGTAAAGAGGTCATAGACATCATTGAGGACGCCACTAAGGACTTGAAAGGCATTGAATGCGTATGTATTGCCAACGTAATTAAATATGTGCTTAGATACCAGTTCAAGAATGGTGTAACTGACCTAAAAAAGGCTCGATTTTATTTGGATAAGGTAATAAAGAAGATTGAAAGAGACAATAATAAGGGGAGTGAGTAAATGTTCTTTGTTCACTTGATATTGATAGTAATAACTGGCGGATGGTGGCTCTTGGCAATGCTAATAATGTTATTCGGCAAGTTAATGGCGAAATAGCACTCACGATATGTGAGGGAGGGTAAAGGTGGTCTATTTCTAGTCTTATCTGAAATTGGAGGTGATAGTGTGGCATTTAAAAAGAAAGGTAAAAAGAAAGACGAAAAGAAAGATAAAAAGAAAAAATAATTGTTGACATCCTCCTCTATCCGTGATATAATAAGTTATAGCTTAGATAGAGGAGGGGTACTTGGTCGGAATGGAGACCTTAAACTCATATCGACGTGGTCGGGATGAAGACCTAAAACTCAATCCAATTCCAGAGTAAACTGTGAAAAATCAATATATAATATTTTAGGAGGTATGTAAAATGGTTAAGAAAATACTAGGTATAATAATGATAGTAGCAGGAGCAATATTATTTCTTGGAGCAATAGCACAGATTATATAGTTGGGAGGTAATGTAATGGGTAAAATGGGATTTATAGATGATGGAGAGGATGCTAAGGTTGGTGAAGTTGGGGTTGAAATATTAGACCTAAACGATACCATAAGACATGCCATCAACACACTTGGTGAGTATATGATGGATGATGAGAGTGTGATTAAAGGAATATCGGTTTCAGTAAATGTGAATGGTGAGTACACGTCCAATATAAAATATTAGGAGGAGGAAGAATAATATGATAAATGTAGATAAAGAACAAACAGTGGTGGAATTTGGGTTTGGTGACGTACTAATGACAAGCGGTACTTCAAAGACTGGTGACGGTAGAGTACGAGGTGTATTGGGTGTACGAGATGTCCCAATGGGTATATGTGGAACAGTTGTTTCAGTGGACAAAAAGGTTTCAGCAACTATATTTCCAGTACTATTAAGTTTTAATAACATAAATAGTATTGACACTCTCATAGCATCATTAGAGCATACTAAAAAACTATTGGTGGAGGGTGATTATTAATGGCAATTTTATTAGGAACGTTACTAACTTTAATAGGGGTTAAATTACTCATGGCCTGGTTACTCCAAGCTATACTATCAGCTTTTGGGTTTACAATAAGTTATTGGCTATGTTTTGGAATACTATTCTTGGTAAGTGCGATATTTAGTTCAAAGGGAGGAGAATAATATGAAATTAACTAAATTAGAGAGGTTGGCATTGAGTTTCTTGGAAAGTGAATGTGATAATGAGTGTAGTTGTGATGATTGTGGTGCAAGTGAGTTCTGTGGTGAGCTATGTGTGTATTTTGAGAAAAACGGACTAAGAAATTGTGATGAAGTGGATATCCAATGTGATGATAATATGGAGGTTGAGTAATATGGGAAAATACAGAAAGTTACCAGTGGTGATTGATGCATTGTTATGGGGTGGTAAAAATCAAAATGAAATGTTCAACTTTTTAACAGGTGGAATGGAGCAGAATGTAACACTAGAGGGTGAAACTTTTAGGATTGATTTAGTTAATGGCGGGTGTCAAGTAGGTAATTTAATAATTAAAACCAAAGAAGGCGACATGAGAGCTGATATTGGAGATTATATTATAAAAGGTGTAAATGGTGAATTCTATCCATGTAAACCAGAGATATTTCAAAAAACGTATGAAGTAGTTTTGGAAGATGATGACGAAGAACTTGCAAAAGCGTGGTCAGATAATACAGAGTATTCAGAGGAAGACGAGAGTATTATGCATAAAATTGATATGGAAATTAAAAGGAAGAGGCACATATGTTAGAGTGTATAGTTAATACGAACCGTACCTACAGAGTTAAAGATTCAGATATAGAATTGTGGATGGCTGATTTTGGTTTTGGAGATACAGTGGAAGATGCTAGAGAAAACTATCTCCACAATTTGGATGTTTATGTCGGCAAAGTAATTAGAGCATCTTCCAAAATTAGAATTCAGAAAGTGAATAAAATGGAAATGATTGTAATGAAAGTGGATGATTTTGGAAGGGAGTATGAAGGTCGGAACTAAAATCTTAAGTTTTGTCACTATTTTGTCACACTAACAATGGGGCAGATAGTGGCTTTAAAAAAAGGCTATTACTAACTTGTCACTACTTTGTCACTATTTTGTCGAACCCCAATAGCCTCATTCTAACCCCTTTTAACCCTCTTTTATACCTTTTTTTCTTAGTGACAAATAGAAAAAAGAAAAAGAGTATATAAATAGAAATAGAGGTATAGAATAGTATAAAGGATAGGGAAAACGTGTCATGTTTGTCACGGCAAGGTTCAAAGCGAGTGAGAGCCACAACGAGAGGTTGACAAACGAATTGTCATTTTTGTCACATAAATATAAGGAGGGTTTGAAATGATTAAAAAAGATAAAAAGGCCAGGAGAATAAGTGCAGTTGAACTTGAAATAGCAGTTTATAGGTCTGCCATTGCTCGTCTTACCAAGAGGTTAGATAAATTAAACAATGTTAAACCTTAATAATTTTACTTGGAAATGGACATAATACTACTGAATGAGGTGATTACAATGGCGAGAACGTATAAAAGCAAAGATGCACAAACAAATCCAAGTAAAAGTGGGGTGAAAAATATGCCAAAAGATTATGAAGCAAAGCACAAAGAGAAAGGTGAAAACGATAAAGGAGTTTCTTTTATGGCTGACTTGTTTAAATTGTCAGTATCAAAAATGCACATGGACCATTCCGCATGGACACCAGAAGACGTGGCTATGGAGATTAAGGGTTACTTTGAATACTGCGATATAAAACAATTAAAGCCTTATATGAATGGTATTTGTCTATATATGGGAATGTCAAAGTCTACCATGTACGAATGGATGGCTAATCCTACTAAGTACGGGGCAAAGTCGGACATTTTGACCCAAGCCAAGATGATTTTGGAGGGACAATATGTTGATAGGAGTGAAAAATATCCTACTGCGAACCTGTTTATGCTGCGTGCAGGACACAATTATATTGAGACTAGTAAATTGGACGTACAAACTACTCCAAACACAGCACCAAACGTAGAAGAATTAGCAGATGCAGTTAAAAAGTTAGGATTGGACAAGAAATAGTAGTATTGAGGTGGGAAATGGCTCCCCATACGCTATGAAAATGGTTATCAGAGATGTAGGATACGCCGACCTACCAATACTATTAAAAAGTAACTGTTAAGTACGAAATAAGCGATTTTCACATTGGGGCTATAGGCTAGATGTGGAGGTCGCTTTTTTCTAAATATCGATTCTAAGCGATTTAATACCCATTCCCCTTACGATTGTACCTCGAGAGAAAACGATAGGCTTAGAATCGACGTGAGGATTTATAATTCACTTTCAAATCGGCTTTTTCTCACCTTTCAAATCGGATGTTTTCAAATCGGCTTTATAAGAGATTTCAAATCGGTTATGGCACAGGTTTCAAATCGGTTTTGTGGATGATTCTCATTCTCACACGAGCGCTGCTATCAACCGATACCAATTCATGGCTGCGAAGTATCCCCAACTGAGAATTAATATCAATGGAGAATGGTATTCACTTCACCACACTAAAGTGCCCCAATATGAGACATGTATATTTATGCACGTTATGCATTATTTCTGTATAATTATGCATAAAGCTAAGAGTTATTGAATACTACGTTCTTGCAAGTTCCAAATCCAAAACTTGCAGAAATAACTCTTGACAAATCCAATAATAAAGAGTATAATCACACGCGCGCACACACGTTCTATTATTTGAAGCGGAAATTAATTTGAGTTATTTTAGTGAAAAGCATTGACAGCTGAATGTATCCATGTTATTATATAGGTAGTGACAAAGACAACAACAAACTTTACTCAGCTAAGCAGTAACTTATAGTTACAAACGGTAATAAAGAAAGTTGTTGACAAGTAGCAAACTACATGGTATAATAAATATAGAAAGGTGGTGATGTTTATCTTAGGCAGATTGTATAATAAGATTACTGAAAAACAGTTAGTATCGGTGGCATTATATTTCACAACAGTTATCATTGGATGTATGTTATATGTTTATAAATATAATTATCAAGGATAAGCTTGACAAGTGATGAAGTACATGATATAATGTAGTTAGTAGCAAAGTAGTAATAAATACATGGAGGTAACATTAATGATACAAGTGAAAGAATTTTTAAACCATCAAGAAGGACAAGAAACCGATATAAATGAATGGTTGAGATGTAAAGGTGATAGTATAGAGATTGTTAGTATAAAATATTCTGTAGGGGTGCTTCAAGGGGATGAAAAAACAGGGTGGAATGCACAAGATTTTAGTGGAGCATTAATAGTTTATAAAATAATCTAGTTAAATAAATACATGGAGGTTTTATAATGAATAAGATTGAATTTATAATATCAACTGGTGAACTTTGTATAAGCGGTGTGACAATGGAGAAGGACGGGAGGAACGTCTGGATATATAAAGAGGGTATATTAATAAGTAGCTTTATGCTAAGGTTTAGTAAGCTAAGATACTCCTTTACAAGCTATGAATTAGATGTAAAACAAGTATTCTTCAATGTAGTAAAAAACGATAACTGGAGGAATGAATAATGAATAAGTTAGAGAGAGCAGAAGCCGTGTGGTTGACACCACCAGAAACAATGCAAGTGTGTGAGTGTGAGCACTGTGCAGGAGAGTTATATGAAGGTGATACGATATATAAATATGATAACATGGATTTTTGTTCCAAGGACTGTATAATAGAACACATGGTCAATAATGGAGATATCGAAGAAATACAAGAATAAAAAAAAATAAAGTTCGCTGGTTCATCTAGAAAGCCAGTAAAAAAGGAGTTAATACATGGAAAATACAAATAAAGCATATATGGCGTTACTCGAGTATGATGTTGATAATGTTTTGGTGGGTGAAAATGATAAGGATATGTTAACTGAATTTATGGACTACAATGGGTCAACTTGCATATGTGAGGCAATATCAGAAATAGCAGAGGGTAATGTTAGTGTATATAACTCTGACATATGTGAGAATACATGGAACTTGTACTCCAGTGGGTCATATGAAGATGCATCAAATGAAGGTTTAATGGGTGATAGTAATGACTTAATAAAAAACCTCATGTGTGCATGGTTCTACTACAATGAGGAACAACTCAACAACAACGTTGATGCCATGGTACACAATTATGCTATTGCCTATATGGAGGATAATAATATAGTAGTGGATATCGAGGAACTGGAAGCCATAGAGGGCAGCTTAGAGGTAATAGATAACAACAGCACGTTTGATATGATTAGTGATGTTGTGGACAATGTAGTTAATATGAGAGGTGATTTATAATGACAACTACTAAGCGATATATAAGAGTGTTTGGGATATGGGTATTATACAATACTACAATAATAGGAGGTATAAACTAATGAGTGTTACAAGCAGGACTATAACAATATACGCAGTAAAGAGCAGCCGTAGCAACGCACAGTGTACTACACACACCTGGCAGGCATGGAGGGGTTATGACAACCTCAAGAAGAAGTTTACCCATGATATGGACTATATGGATATCCAAGACTGGATGAAGCGCCAACCTAATCGTATGTTTAGAATGTCTGTGTATAGTGATAACATATGCATGCACACATGGAATACTACATTATATCATGATAGTGACAGCGTGTATAAAGTAGCCCATAGATTCATGGAACTATTTAATTGTGAGGTGTAAATATATGTTAATATTAATAATACCAATTATATTCTTTATGGAATTAGTTAAGATGTGTAATAGTTAGTACATGATAGAGAGGAGTGCATAATAGCACTTCTTTTTTAATACCATATACTAAAGGATAATGATTGTTATATAGTATAGTGTGTGATAGCATGTGTTATGTGATAGTATGTGTTAACTAGTAGTACATATTACACGATAGCATGTGTTAGTTAACATTTGTTATTAGTTAGGAGCACATAGTACATGATATTATATATTATATGATATTTGTTATTGATTAGTAATGTGTGTCACATGATAGTTATTATTAACAAACAATTACTATTAGTTAACATGATTCATTAAACAATAATTATTATTAGGTAGTAACCCCTATTTCAAAATCACTCTGTGTGCTATCTTACCCCTCCGAGTAACTCCGAGAAAAAATTTGAAAAATGACTTCCATTTTCTCCCAAAGCCAACTCAGTTATTTCCAAGCAATTAAAAGTATTATTGCAAGTCCCACTAAACTAATCATTATCCAATAAAGTATATGCAAAATTAATATCATTTTCATCAACCTCCCTAAATGTTAAACGCACAAAATATCAGTTCGCCTAGAATTATTATTAGTATAACCCAAAGTGTTATTGGCATTTCTATCAACTCCTTATATATAGTATAGCATCAACGCAACAGAAAGTCAATATTTATTTTGGAAAACGAGATATTTTATTGGCTTGAGGGGTATTATATAATGAAATGAAACGGAGGAGGAGATTAAAATTAAAAAAGATTTTGATATGATAGTGAGTAAGTTGAGTGAAGATATAGAGTGTGTAAATATTTATCCATTGGGTGATGTCCATATTGGCTCAGCAGAATTTAGCCAAGGGTTATTCGATAAGTGGATGAAGATGGTGTCAGAAGATGTCAATGGCTATGTTGTTATTATTGGAGACATGATAGATAATGGCCTAAAGAACAGCAAGACTAATGTATACGAAGCTACAATGAGACCAAGAGACCAGAAAGAATGGCTTAGAAAGGCTCTCTCACCTATAAAATACAAGATTCTAGGTGCTTGTAGAGGAAACCACGAAATTAGGTCTATTTTGGAAAGTGATAATTGTCCGTTATATGATGTTATGAGTAAATTAGATTTGGAGGATTTATATCGCGAAAACATGGCATTTCTTAAAATCAACCTTGGTAGAAAGAATAAAGAGAGGCAATTTAGTTACACAATGGTACTCGCTCATGGTGGTTCAAGGGGCAAAGTTACTAAGTTTGGTTATGCTATTGATGGTATGGACGTTATGGTTACGGGTCATACACATTCTCCAGAATCTAATTTTCCAACCAAGATTATTATGGACACAAAGAACGAAGTTGTAAAATTGCAAGATTATGCTCACATTGTTGTACCATCTTTCGCAGAGTTTGGTGGCTACGCACTAAGAGGAATGTATATACCACAAAGTAATAAAATTCCCATCATAAGACTTGGTGGAGAAAAAAAGGAGGTAAGTATAATATGGGTATAAGAAATATATTTTTAATAATTGACCCTAATAAATTTAATAAAGAGGACATTGTAAATATTATAAAATCAGAAGGATGGGAGCATAACTTTTACTTTCCGTCAATGTCGGAACATTCAGATAATAAATTACAAATAAGAAACGCAGACGAAATTTGGCTTATGGGAGAAGTTTCAAGTCAAAGAGATTATAAAATTGCAATAGAACTTAATTGTGATTTATGGCAAATGGCTTAAAGGGAGTGTTATAATGAACAGAGAAGAAATAGATAATTATACAGAGGTAGTAATACCAAACATAGAACGAGAACTTATGAATGAAAATCTTCTAGATAATGAGAAGTTAGAAATATATAACTTATATCATGATGTATTGAGAGCAGTAGCACCTTATAATTTTATTGTGTACAATATGTATTTGGAACTTGAAGAAGATAAAACCTTAGATTCAAAGGGCTTCTATCATCACCGAAAGGAGCACATGGGAGAATTATTCCAAGCACTAGATGATATGGAAAGTAAAGATATGTATGATATATTGATTGTAACTATGCCACCACGAACTGGGAAAACAACAAGTGGCATAAGGTTCCTTTCATGGATAATGGGAAAGTACCCAGAATACACACAGTTAGCTACCTCGTATTCAGACAGTATAACTACTTCGTTTTATATTGGTACAATGGAAGTTGTACAAAGCCAAGCTTTCAAAGATATTTTCCCAGATGCACCCTTGGTAAATCAAAATGGTAAACGAGAGGAAATTTGGCTTAAAGTATTTAAACGATATCCCACAATAACCTATGTACCCATAGGGGGTTCAATGACAGGTAGGGCAGAGTGTAGTAAATATCTATACTGTGACGATTTAGTTAGTGGTATAGAAGAAGCATTAAGTGTTACAAGATTAGAAAAGTTAGTACAAACTTATAATGTAAACTGTAAACAAAGAAAAAAAGATGGTTGCAAGGAAATTCATGTAGCTACACCTTGGTCTGTCCATGATGTTATTGCTAATGTTACTGGAATGAATGAAGGAAACCCAAGATGTAAGGTAATTGCAATGCCTTGTTATGACGAAAAGGGAGAAAGTCAATTTGATTTTGTTGGTGGATTTTCTACTGCATATTATGATGATATGAAAAAATCTATGGATTCTGCTAGTTTTAGTGCATTATATCTGCAAGAACCAATTGAAAGAGAAGGGTTATTATACCATCCAGACGATATGAAATATTATATGAGCTTACCAAATGAAGCACCAGATACTATTGTGGCAATATGCGATAGTAAGAATTTAGGAAATGATTATGTTGCTAGTCCAGTTGGTTATATTTATGGTGATGATGTATATATTGTGGATGTAGTTTATAATAATGGTTTACCAGAAATTACAAGACCACTTGTGGCAAATAAATGGTTGGAACATAAAGTAGTAAGAGCAGATATAGAACTTAATAATGGTGGAAATTATTATGCAGAGGATTTAGATAAACTAATAAAAGATGAAGGTGGCAAAACAAGTATAAAAATATTCTATAGTGGTAATAATAAGTTGACTAAGATTATAACTTATTCGGATTTTGTTAAGAAAAACTTCATTTTTAAAGATATTAGTACGTATTCTCCTCATAGTGAATATGCTAAGTTTATGAAAGATATGTTTAGCTTTACACAAATGGGAAAGAATAAACATGATGATAGTGTAGATTCTATTGCTATGTTAGGGCAAATGGTACAAGAAATCGGTGGAAATACAATTAAATTCTTAGACAGACGAAGATTAGGATTATAAAAAGGAGGAATAAAGATGATTTTGAAGGGCAGAGAAAAAATAGTAACTGAGTTTAACTCAGAAGATTTAAAAGATTTTGAAAATCTGAGAACATTACTGAATACTAGTCGAGCAACACATTTAGAAAACAAAGCTGATATTGATTATCTTATAGCATATCGTAACGGTATTCAACCAGTATTGCTTAAAGAAAAGGTTGTAAGAGACGAAATAAACAACAAGGTGGTAATTAACCATGCACAAATGGTAACTAGAAATGTTATTGGTTATTTTCTGGGTAATCCAATCCAATATATCCAAGCAGGGGCAAATGGTAAGGACGAAATAGACTTACTCAATAAGTATGTAGCCTATGAGGATAAATACTCCGTAGATAAAGAGATAGGAGAGTTTCAGAGCATCTGTGGTACGGCTTTCCGTATAATCTACACTGATGGTGTATATGGAGACGAAGTTCCATTTGAAGACAAAGCATTAAACCCTGCATCAACGTATGTTGTATATGAAAATAATATAGCAGAAAGACCTATTATTGGAGTGACATATTACACTTTATTGAATGATGAAGGAGAAGTTAAAGGTACAAAAGTATATGCCTATACTGACTTTGGACTGTATGAAGTGGAAGTAGATACTGATGGACTTGTAATAACTCCAGATGATGTACAGTTCTCACCATATAATGTAGGTGGAGTCCCAATTATAGAATATCCTAACAATATGTGGAGAATAGGTGACTGGGAACTATGCATTGGTCTTATGGATGCAATCAATAGCTTGCAGAGTGGTAGACTTGATGATATAGACCAAGTTATACAATCTCTTTTGGTATTTGTTAATGCTGACATTGATGTTGATGGATATGATGAAATGAGAGAAAGAGGAGTTGTACTTCTTAAGAATAACTCTGGAAATCCAAGTTCGGTTGACTCAATAACTAACACATTAGACCAATCAGGAATGAATCAGTTCTCACAAGAACTCGAAGCACTATTGTACGCACTTATTGGTATTCCAGATAGAAATAGTCGAAGTGGTGGTGGTGGAGATACTGGTCAAGCCGTTGAACTTAGAGATGGATGGGCAGATTTGGAAATCCTTGCTAGAAATAAAGAATTGATATACAAGAGGTCTGAGAAAATGGCTTTGAGGATTATTCTTAAAATAATGAACAATAAAGAATCTATGGACTTATCACTTATGGATATAGATATTAAATTCACTAGAAACAAGAATAATAACTTGATGATAAAATGTACTAGTTACTCAACGTTATTAGCTACTAAAACTTTGTCACCAGCTGATTGTTTAACTATTGTGGATTTGGTTTCAGATGTAAATGAGTATATTGCGAGAGGAGAAGTATTTTGGGGTGATGGTTTTGCAGGACAAATTGAAAATAACAATAGGGTTGAGATGTCAAATGTTCAATTGGAAACTGCTAAGAATCCACCAGAGCAAGTAGAAGGAGAAGTAGTTCAACCCGTAGCACCAGTTAAATCTGAAAAGAAAATATTAGAAAGTAAAGTACAAGGAGGTAAATAATGCGTGATATAATAGTAGACTTAAATAGTCTTGATACTAGGATAATATTTAGTGAAAACTATATAAAAGAGGGAGAAAACAAGGCATCTAATCTTATTATTACTCTTAATCCCGAATTTATAGATATTGCTTATTCATATAAGATTAAATTCAAATTGAATGATAATGCCCCAGTTTTAACAGAAGATTTAGTTCCAGTTGAAGATGTAATAACGTATACTATCACTAATGTTAACACTTTTGAAATGGGAAGTCTTAGATGTGAATTACAAGCATATGATATAGATAACACTTTACTGAAAAGTGCAAGTATAACTCTAAATGTAATAGAATCTGTAGATGGTCTTGCAGTAGAAGTACCAACAGACTATGAGATTTATATTACCATGATAGAGCATTATATGGACAATGTACTCTATGACCCAAGTCTAAAAGAAGTTGATGTTTATGATATGGACAATATGGATGAAAGTGCAACTAAGAAAATATATACCGTAATTGAAAGAGCCAAACTAGATGATATAATTGGTGATGTAAATGCTAATCCCGATACTTATGTTATTAGGGATGGTATAGGTGGAACTCAAATTGGTCACATTGACTTTGATACTAATCCAACTGCCGACCCATTAGAGATTGGTAGGATGCAATGGAGTGAAACAGATGGTACTGTTACCATTGGTATTGGAACTGCCGAGATAGAAATAAATCAAGCACAGTTTATGAAAGCACAGAATCTTGTTGGTAGAACTATACAAGTTGGAGAAGTTGTTGCTATTAATGGTTCTAATAATGATGTTCCAACATTTATATTGGCAGATGCAGATGGAAGTAATCTTTCTAAAAATGTATTTGGATTAGTTTCAATCGAATCAGTTATTGATGGTGATATAGGTTCTGTATTGACACAAGGAATGGTGCATAATGTTGATACGAGTTTATTTGTAGATGGTGATGAATTATACCTAGATGTTGTAGGTGGTCAAATGACAACTATTATGCCATTACCTCCTGCCGAGCCTATATTCGTAGGTTACTGTATAAAGGCTTCATTACAAGGTGAATATGATGGTATCATATATGTTATTCCAGTTAAGTACCCAAGTGCAACTAAGGTATCTGTATTTGATGACCTTGGTTATTATGATGGAACAACTGCTGAAAGTGTATTTGAAGAAATAGGATATAAACTGCAAAAGGGATATGGTGAGATATATACCAATGTAGGTGCAACCCCACAGACAGTTTTAACTGGTGCAGGATATACAAAATTGACACCAGTATGTTCAGTTGGATTAGCAGTTAACGCAACTCCTTCTGCACTAAACCAAAATATAACAATAGATTTAGATGGTGTATATAATTTAAGTTATACTGCAAGTAGTGAAGTTAGTGTAAATGCAGTTTTATATTACACTATATTTAGAAATGGTGTTCAACTTCAAAATATAAGTGCTAGTGTAACAAGAACTAAAAATATATATAATGTAATAGCTATTGGTGGTATAGTGGAATGTCAAAGTGGTGATGTACTCGATATTAGATTTAGACATAATGCAGGGGTTAGTGTAATTATAACACAATATTATACTAATTTTAGTGCATCAATAGTATAAGATTTATCCATACTAACATTGTTTGTAAATGGGAATAATAATGTTGGTATGAGTATGAATAAAAGGAGGAATTATAATGGCAATCACACAAATCTCTATAGAAAATGGAGTTAACAAAGTTAAACGATATAATTGCCTAACTACTGATTTACAGAGTGCGTATCCTACGGATGGTGCAGACGGTTCTGTAATGGTAATAATAGGAGCAGTTAGTGGAAAAGCTAGTGGTTATTGTACGTTACTAAACGGTCAATGGATACCAGTAAAAGTTAAGCCTAATTTGGAAGGAGTAATTGCATTTGTTCCAATTGCAGATTTAGTAGGGGATTTAACAATTGACTTTGAAGATGCAACTATCAAGAATGTAGTTATGAGTACCCCATTTGATATTGCACAAGTAGAAACTGCAACATTGGTTGGAACTATAACTGGTGCAGGAGATATTACAGTAACAATTACAAGCGAAATCGTAGTTGGAAGTCCTTTAGCAGTTCAAGTGGCAGTATTGGTTGACGATACACCATCTGATGTGGCAGAAAAGATTAGAGTGGCTTTACAAATTGAAAGTGCAGTATCTACACATTATGTTGTTAGTAAAGATGGGGACGATATCATATTAACTGTAAAAGTTATAGCAGATGATGATACAACATTAAATATTGCAATCGCAGATGATACAGCAGTAGGAGTTACAGCAGTAGTAAGTTCGGTAGATACAGTTAGTGGTGGAATCAATGCTAAGACAATTGGATTGGCTAATGTGCCAAATATCTGTAAGTTAAATCTACAAATCATGGAAACTAATGGTTCAGTAATAACTTGGTTCGCAGGAATAACTTGGTTAGGTACAACTTTAGTTCCTGCAATTAATACACTATACGATTTAGAATTTGCCACTTTTGATGGTGGAACTTCTTGGATAGAACAAGCATAATTTAGATTTATTGAGAGAAATTAAAACCTCTCTCTCTCTTATGCATAATTTGTACACTTAATAGGTATTATAATAATGAAATAAATAATGTGTTGGAGAAGTGATTCTATGACATGGTATTAGGAGGAATAAATAATGGCAGAATTTACACAAGAGCAAATAGACGAAATGATAAACAACAAAGTAACAGAGGCAAGGAAAGGCTTATTCTCAGAGGAAGAAGTAAACAAAAGAGTTACTTCTGAAACTGATAGGAGAGTCGAAAGTGGAATCCAGAAAGGTCTGGAAACAAGCAAGTTGAAATGGGAAACCGAATATTCTGAAAGGGCGAAACTTAGTGCTGATGAATTAGCTAAAAAAGAATATGATGAAAAATTAAAAGATGTTTCTTTAAGGGAACAAAATATAAAAAAGAGAGCTAATAATCTTGAAGCAAGAGATATGCTATCAGAAGCACAGATACCCAAATCGCAATATGATAAATTAATGACCATGCTTGTATCTGATGACGTTGATATTACAAAATCTAATGTTCAGAACTTTATTGACAGTTATACAAGTTCAAAGAGTGAAATCGAAACAAGAATTAAGAGCGAGTACACAAAAGTACCACCTCCAAAAGTAGGTCCAGGAAACGAAGTAGTAACAATTAAAGAATTTGCTAAAATGGGTTATGGGGATAAATTAAAATTTAAAACTACAAATCCAGAACAGTATAAAGAATTTATAAAATAATCTAAGATAAAAAAGGAGATAGAAATATTATGGCAGGAACAAATTTAAGTTTTCCCTTTGATGCAGAACTATTCAACTATTCATGGAGAAATGTACCAGATTTAGTATTAACATCAATGATAGAATCTGGAGCAGTAGTAAACGATAGCGAAATCGCTGGAATGATATCTAATGGTTCTAACTTTTACACAGTACCTTTTTATAATGTACTAACTGGAACAGAAGATGTATATAATGGTGTAGATTCATTTACTGGTGGTTCAATTACTGGTGGAACATATAGTGGTGTTGTATATGGTAGAATGGCTAAATGGAGTGCAATATCTTTCATTAAAGACTTCAACTCTGGTGCAGACCCAATGGCTCAAATCGTTAGTGGAGTAGCAAACTTCTATATCAAAGCTAGACAAACTAGACTTTTAGGAATACTAGCAGGAGTATTTGGTATCACTGGTAATGCAGAATGGACTAAGCATATTACAGATATATCAACTGCACTTAGTACTACAGACCCATTAATAAATAAAGTTGGAGCAACTACAATTGCAGATGCTTGTGTTAAGGCTTGTGGGGATAATTCTCAAGATTTCTCTCTAGTAATTATGCACTCAATCGTTGCAAGTAGATTCGCTAATCTTCAATTGCTAGAATTTAGTAAGTATACAGATGCTAGTGGAATAACTAGAGATTTACCAATTGGTACAATCAATGGTAAGACGGTAATCGTTAATGACGGAGTTCCAGTAACTGCAAATGCTACTGATACAGACGAGTTCGATTATGTAACTTATATCCTTGGTATGGGTGCAATTCATTATGCAACTGCCCCAGTAGATGTACCATCTGAAATGGATAGAGACCCAAATGCAACTGGTGGTGTTGATTTAATATACACTAGAGTAAGGGAAACACTTGCACCTTATGGATTCTCATTCACTGGGGACGTAACTACAGATGTTGGTATGCCAGATGCAAACTTATTCCTAGCAACAAACTATGCAATAAAAATGCCAGAGAAATCAATAATGATGGCTAAAATAATCTCTAATGGTTAATTGAAAAAAAGGAGTGTTTTGAATGTACGTTTATCAGAATGGTAAATTGTATCGTCAAGACGGTGAAAAACTAGTCGGGGTTAACATATACCCCGATAAAGTTTTACTTATTGAAGGTACTGAGACAACAATCGCAGAGGAATATAAAATGTATTCACACTATGAAGTAAGATGTAAATTTCAAACAGATGCAGTTCCATATATATTCCCTAGAGAACCAAAAGAAGAATTAAAAGTAGAACCTAAGAAAGTAGCACCAAAGAAAGCAGCTAAGCAAGAAGTGAAAGTGGAGGTAGATAATAATGAGCCAACTAAGTCAGTTAGAAAAACTAAAACTACTCCTAGGAAATCCACTAGAAAGTGATTCTCTACTAACTCTTTATTTGGATAACGCAAGTGATATAATTTGTGATTTAAGAAATTCAAATCTTGTAGAAGTTGTATATCTGAATTTACAAGTTAAAATGGCAGTAGAAATGTACAATAAAATAGGAGCAGAAGGTCAGTTATCTCATAGTGAAAATGGAATAGCTAGAACATATCAAACTGCTGATATTTCAAATAGTCTATTATGTCAAGTCATGCCAATGGCTAAGACACCTTTCTCTAATATAAGGGTGGTGTAGTTATGAGAACTCTAGCTAGAAACAAAGTTAAACTATGGCTAGTTACTCCATTGACTTCATCACCTTTATTTGATATTGATGGATATGATACTGGAGAATTTACACTTAATTATGCTATTCCAACAATTGTTTATATTAGTTTATTCCCATCCAATAGTGCTGTAACCGAACGAATATTTGGTAAAGACTCGCAATTGGATATGATATCTGTCAGTAATGAAGTTGCGTTAACCGAGGATGATTTGCTGTTCTTAACTGAACCACTTGATAATTTTGGAACAACCTATGACTATAGATTGACAAGTATACAAAAGAGTATCAACACTTATAATTATGGATTTAGGAGAAGAACGTAATGGGAAATCCAGTAACTAGGGGATATCAAAGTTCCTCAGATTTACACTTTACAGTTGATATGAATAATTTATCCAGAAGTATTACACAATGGAGACATTTAGAAATTGCATATGATAAAGGTGTTCGTAAAGGAATAGAAGAAGTAGCTGATAGACTTAAAGATAAGATAATTTTTAATCTTGGTAAATATGGATTGGCCAATAGTGAAATAGCACATAGTATATCAGTGGTTGATAATGGAAAAGGAATATCAGTAATAATTGGTAGTGACTATGCAATCTATGTAGAATATGGAACTGGTGTAGTCGGTAAAACGGGTAAACAACATCCTAAATTAAAATTGGGATGGGTATATGATGAAGGTGATAACGGTGAGCGAGGGTGGTTTTATCCAACAACACAATCAGACCCAAACCCTAATAAGCATACCTACAAAGGTCAATTATATGGGTGGACAAAAGGTGAAGAATCAAGACCATTTCTATACGATTCTTGGAGATGGGCAAGAGCAAGTTTCACACAAATTATATCAAAAAATGTAAAAGCAGAGGTAAAAAAAGTTAGAGGGGTGAGATAAATGGTAATAGATATTATCAATGAGATTTATACAAATTTAAAGACAACACTTACTGATGTTACAGTATTACAGAATTATCCATCCACCACTCCAATCTTCCCATGCTTAGTGATAGAGGAAATAAGTAACACAAGTAATTTGAATACAATTAACACTTTAGGGGAACAATATAACGATATAACGTTTGAGATAAATATATTCTCAGATAAGACAAATAAATTATCAGAAGTAAAGAAGATTCGGGGAGAGGTAGATGCCATAATGAGTGGGCAGTATAGAATGAGCAGAAGTTCATCAAATTCAATTCCAAACTATCTTGATACGGATGTATATAGATATAATCTTAGATATGATTGTACTATAGGGGAAACAAAACAATTATTTAGGAGGTAAGTAATATGGCAATGTCAACTGCAACAACAACTTTGAAATATGCTACTTCTTCTGCTCTACAGATAGAAACTGCTACTGTTGTGGGTACGATTACCCAGGCAGGAAACGCTACAGTAATAGTCACTGGCAGAGATATAAGTGGTAGTCCAATAACTAATCAAGTGGCAGTAGCTTTGGATGATACTGCTTCACAAGTAGCAGAAAAGATACGAGTAGAATTATCATTACTTCCAGATATAACAAATGTTTATACTGTTGGTGGAACAACTAGTGATGTTATTTTAACTAAGTTAGTTGCAACCAATGATGATACTACTTTGAATATATCTGTAGATAATGGAACTTGTACTGGAATAACAACTGCTTTAACATCTGTCGATACGTTAGCAGGGGGGACTTATTTAAGTCTAGTAGCAATCAATAGTTATCCAGATATGGGCTCAACTCCATCTAAATTAGATACTACTGATATGGCACAATCGACTTACAAAACTAGTATTCTTGGATTACAAGAAGTGCCAGACTTGACATTTGAATGTAATTATGATGAAACAATTTTTAACACTATAAATAGCCTTAATGCCAGTAATTATTTCTTTCAGTTAGTATTTGGAATAGCAGATGGCAAATTCGATTGGCAAGGTCAAGTTAAAATATACGCAATGGGTGGGGGAGTAGACGAAGTTAGGAAGATGACAGTTACACTCTCTGCATCTACACCATTAGTATTTGGAGTAGTAGCTTAGTAAAAAAGGAGGAATTAGAATGGCAATATCAACTGCAACAACGAGTTTAGATTATGGAACAGACGGAGTAGCTTATGATAAACTAATAGACATAATTTCATATCCAGACATGGGTTCTACACCATCTAAATTAGATACAACTGATTTGGGAGCATCTGTATACAAGACAAGTATTCTTGGATTACAAGATGTACCAGACCTAACATTTGAAGCTAATTATGATGAGGGAGTATTCAATACAGTAAACAATTTAAATGCACCATCTTATTATTTCAGATTAACATTTGGAACTGCTGATGGAGTATTCAAGTTTCAAGGTCAAGTAAAAATCTATGCTATGGGTGGGGGAGTAGATGAAGTCCGTAAAATGACAATTACACTATCTGCTTCAACCCCAATAGTATTCAGTTAAGAGGAGGAATAAATTATGGCAATGTCAACTGCAACAACTTCACTATTAACTAGTGCAACGCAAGGTGGAACATATGCAAGTCTAGTTGATATAATCAGCTATCCAGATATGGGTTCAACTCCAAGTAAGCTAGACACAACTGATTTATCAGCATCCGTATTTAAGACTTCCATTCTTGGATTACAAGACGTTCCAGATTTAACTTTCGAGTGTAATTATGATGAAGCAACTTATAATACAATAAATACTATTACTGGAACACAATGGTTTCATTTAGCTTTCGGAGAAGTTACTCTTGGAGCAGGAGAATTTGGAACATTTGAATGGTCTGGACAAGTTCAGATTTATGCAATGGGTGGAGGTGTTGATGAGGTTAGAAAAATGACAGTAACTTTATCAGCTTCAACTCCATTAACTTTCATTCCAGTAGCATAATTTAAAGCAATATAGGTTATAATAATGTTGGGTGAGGTAGATGAAAATATCTCACCACAATTAAATTCGTAGGAGGAGTAGGAAATGATAATTACAATTAAAGGAAAAGAATGTGAATTAGGGTTTACTTTTAACTCATTCAAGTATATGGAAAATTTTGATGTAAAAGCAATGGATGATATTGAAAACAAACCATTTATGGTTATAGGTGTATTAGAAACACTTTTAATGGGTGCAGTTAATACTTCACCAAAAGTTAAATATTCTATGAATGATGTTTCAGCTTTTATTGAAGAATATATTGAAGAAGAATCAATCACAGAATTACTATCAGACTTAATGGAATTACTTCAAGAGTCAAGTTTTTTCAAGTCACTTCAAAAGACAACAAAGAAAAAGAAATAACTGTTGCCGAACCTTTTGAAGATAAAGAATCAGATGATGTAAAACTTTCATTTATAGAACACATAACAAGTGAATTATTACCAAGTGCCTTAATGATGGGTGTTGATTATGAGTTATTTTGGACATTGAATCCGAAATCATTATCACCTTTCACTAAGGCTTTTTCTTTAAAACAGAAATATGATGATTCTATGGCATGGCAAAGTGGAGTTTATATCAGAATGGCAATAGTTAGTTCACTTAATAAAGAAGCTAAGTACCCTAAAAGACCAATGATGGCAGATAAGGTCAAAGAAAAAGGGATGAGTTCTGAGGAAATTAAAAACAGAGTTATGGCACAATCACAGAAAATAAATGCCAAGTTTGAGAAAAAAGGAGGAAACTAAATGAGTGAGAATATGTTTGTAAATATCCAAGGTAATGCCGATAGCCTACGACACTCTTTGCGTGGAGTCGGAAATAGTTTAGGTAACTTGGATAGAACTACTGCTAGAACAATGGGTAGTATGACAAATTCATTTCAAGGTTTGAATAGAATAATTGGAATAGGAATGATGTATAAATTTGCTAGAGGAATGGCTAGTGCAGTTAAATCTGCATTGGACATGATTGAAGTTAACAATTTATTTGTGGTTTCATTAGGTAACCTGACAGAAGAAGCTATGAAAACTGTTGATTCACTACAACAAGTTTATGGACTAGACCCAACCAATCTAAAAAGTGCTATAGGTGGATTTGCATTACTTTCTAGGTCTATGGGAATGACTACCAAACAAGCAGAAGTTCTATCAACAAATACAACAAGACTTGCTTTGGACTTATCATCTTTAACAAATGTTCCAATCCAACAAGTTATGCAAGATTTAAGGTCTGGATTAGTTGGACAATCTGAAACAGTTTACAAGTATGGTATTGATGTAACAGAAGCTGGACTTAAAACCGAAGCTATGAATCAAGGTATAACTGAATCTGTAAGAAACATGAGCCAAGGTGAAAAGATGGCTTTACGTTATGCTACAATGCTTAGACAAACTACGTTGGCACAAGGAGATTTCGCTAGAACGATTAATGCTCCTGCCAATCAATTAAGGATATTATCAGAAAGATTTGTAACTCTTAGTAGGGCAATAGGAACAATCTTCATGCCTATGTTAAAAGTTGTATTACCTTGGTTAAATGCATTAGTTATGGTACTTACTGATGTTGCTAATAAAATTGCTAGTCTATTTGGATATGAAGCACCTACAAATGCTACTGGATTAAATCAAGTTGGAGAGGATGCAAAAAATTCATCAGATGCATTAGGTGGTACTACCAAAGCAGTAGATGGGACAACTAAGGCATTGAAGAAAATGAAAAGTGCCACTCTTGGTTTTGATGAACTTAATATACTACCTAAACCAACAAGTCCCAGTGCAGGAAAAAATGCAGGTGCAGGAGCAGGATTGGATGGAGGTGCTGGAGGAATTTTAAGTGGTATGGAATTACCAACTCTTGGAGAATTACTAGGTGATGTTCCACAAATATCAGATGAACTTAAAAAGAAATTACTTCCAGTATTAGATGGTATATTAGATTTGGTAACATTGATTGGTGTGGGATTTTTAGCATGGAAATTAGCACCATCTATAGCAAATATGTTTTTTGGTGCAAAGGCTCTTGGATTAGCAAGTATATTGGGAAAGGTAAAGGACCTACTGTTTACTGGTGGAAAACTTACAACTGTTAGATTTTTTAGTAGGGTTGCATACCTTCCAATGGCATCCATATTAACTGCTATATCGGGAACACTTATTGTTATGATAGGACGTTTTGTTGACTTGCTTAAGAATAGTGAAAATTTTAGGAACGGTCTTAAAGTTATAAATGATTGGCTTGCTGATGCTACAATTGAGGCATTAAAATTTGTAGGTGCGTTTGAATTTCCACCATTGTTCCAAAAAACACTGGGTAAAATTGGAATAGATTTTGAAGATTTGGCATTAACAATTCTAGGGGTAGCATTACTATTTACACCATTTGGTGCATTTGGTGTAGCGATTCTAGCATTTGAAGCATTCACATTATTAGTGAGAGGGGTTGGGAAACTTTTTTCTCCTGCTATTGAATCCGTTGATGTTCTTGGAGAAGGTATATCAGATGTAACTAACAAGAAGATGAAACCATTTATGAAAGCAATTGATGATGTAAGAAGTTCATTTACTGAATTGAGTTTTACTGGAGAAATAATTGATGATGAAACTCTTAAAGAATTAAAAAAAGATGTTAAAACTGTAACACAAATAATAGTTGATGAACTTGATGCAGATAAAAATGAAGCATTAAAAAACTTAGAACCGTTAAGAGATGTAATGTCAAAAGAAGATTTCGACCAAATGAGACGAGATGCTGAAAATTATTATGAGGGAGCAAAAACAACAGTTGCAGATAATGAGGCTGAAATATTAAGAATAATAACAACTGCAAATGAAGCTGGTGTAGAAGTATCAGATGAAAACCTTAAGAAAATAGCAAAATTAAATGAAGAATCAAATGCAATAGGAGTTACCAATCTTGTTGATAACAATGCAGAACGTATGACAATAATGAGACGAATGGGTGCTAATACAGCTGCATTAACTGTTGAAGAGGCTAGTAAGGTATTGATTGAACAAAAGAAAGCAAAAGAAAAGGTTATTGAAAATGCTGAAAATCAATATTCAAGACAATTACTGTTGGCAACTGCTTGGTATGGTGAAAATGGTGTTAATAACAAAGAAGCCTATGATGCAATGGTACTGGCTGCTGATGAAAATAAAGAAGCTATAGTTGAAAGTGCTGAAAAAGGTTATGAAAAAATAAATAAAAAAACAAGAGAGAAGTTAGGAGAAAATGCAAAATTTATTGATGAAAACAATAATGAAGTTCTTGGTATTTGGGACAAATTTTGGATAAAATTAGATGGTGGGCGTAGTGCTGCACAAGAGGAGCAGGCTAGAAAGAATAAAGAGGCCAATGCTAAAATGTTAACAGGTTTTAAGGAATATTTTAAGAATGTCGGTATTGAACTTGAAAAGTGGAGGGTTAATAGTAATAAAGAGTTACAGAAATGGGAAGATAAAACGTCCCTTAAGCTTGCAGAAGGATGGGCAAGATTCATGAAAGGCTGGAGTGGCTTTTGGACAGAATTAGGTAAGGGTCATGCCGAATCACAAGAAGAACAGATAGAAAAGAATAACAAAGCAAACGCTAAAATGTTAGAAGATTTCAAGGGATATTTTAGTGATAGACTTACTGCGTTTGAAGAATGGAGAGTACAAAGCAATAAAGATTTGGATAAATGGTCAGAGGAACAATCTATTAAAATTGGTCAATGGAAAACTAGAATGTTATTAAAAGCAGAAGAAGGTTGGGTAGACTTTGCAAGGGGATGGAACTCAACACTTGCGACTATGGGTGGATGGTACAATGATATGTATCAAATTGGTGTAGATTTATTAGATGGATTATTTGAAGGTCTTAAACCATCTAACTGGAAAATATACAATTGGGGAGTAAGATTTATAAATGAATTTATTGCTAACTTACCTCATTGGATGGATAGAATGAAATTAGTAGGTAAAGATTTGCTAAGTGGATTATTTGGAGGTCTTAAACCATCTAACTGGAAAATATGGGATTGGGGAAGTAGTCTTATAAATAGACTAAAAACTAGACTTGGTATTCATTCTCCTTCAACAGTTATGCGTGACGAAATAGGTAAATTCATGGGATTGGGTTTAGCCATTGGACTTGGAAATACCACAAAAGATATTGTTGGAACTGCTGGACGCATAGTTGATGGTATAAAGGGTCAGTTTGCAAATGTTAACTTAACTCCAACTAGTGACTTCTCTGCTACTGATATGGCATTAAAAGATATTGATAATAAGGTATCAACTACTGCAACAATGAACGTAGATAACACAGACTTTTCAAAATCAGTTTATGATTCTGTTTATAGTGCAATAGACAATGCAATGAAATCCCCAGACAACTCGCAAGAAGTAGTATTAAATGTTGGTGGAAGTGAATTTGGTAGAGTTGCAATAAACACAATCAATAAGATTACGAAAAGTGAAGGAAGATTGGCATTAAATATTTAGAACACAAATTGGTAATTATAAGATAGAGGTATGTTGATTCATTCCTCTATTTAAAATATTGGAGGAGATTTTAATGGGTAGAATAAATTTAACAACTGCTGAAATAAATGCAAGATTAATACAAACTGAAACTAATACAGATGAATTAATAGACCATACGTCGCAGTTGGTAGATATGGCGAAAATAAACATTAATTTTATCACAAAAGGTGGAAAGGTTAATGATAACACTTATGATTCAACGATATTATTACAAAGTTTAACTGATGAATTATTTACTCTAGGTGGTGGAACTATTCAATTCCCTAGTGGTAAATTTTATTTTAAAGGCACTTATATTGCAAAAACAGGTGTAGTAATAAGTGGTGCCTTAGAAGGTCAATCATGGAGTGGTAACGCCGGAGTAGGAACTACTACAGGCACAACCTTTTATCATATACCAACCGTAGTAGATACTGATTTCATTACTTTAGACCAAGTAAATTTATTAGTTGGTTACGTTGGCAATATAAACATTAAAAATATATATATTATTGGTTCAACTAATTCTAAAATAGGTTTGTATGTAAAAAATGCAGTTAATTCTACGTTTAAAAATATGATTATAATTGATTTCAAAGATAATATACAAATTGATGGTGTAATGAATATTAAATTTTCAAACGTTACGTCACAAAGGGCAACAATACATTGTTTATATGTAACAGGTGAGTTAAGCACTACTGTAACATATGACAATTGTTATTTTGGACAGACAAAAGCATATATAAATTCAATTCCTGTAGAAGTGGGGTTATACAAAATAATAGGTTTAAGTTTTAATAATTGTATATTTGAATCTACTGAAAAAGGACTAAAAATAGATAGTGATAATACAGTTTCTTTTAATAATATTTACGTTGAAAACATTCCAAATAGTTCGGCTTCCCCTACCTTTGATGTAGGTATGAGTGTACCAAGTTCAGTCTCTAAGGGTGGTATTAATTTTAATGGTGGAATAATACAAGGAACAATCTCAACAATTATAGATGGTATGTCTATATTTAATGTAAATTATAGCGATACTGTTAATTTAAGTGGGGTAACTTTAAAAAGGTCAAGAAATGTAATATTTTCAACAGCAAATTCAAAAGGGATAGTATTTGTTGGTTGCAATGAAACCTCTATAACTAATAATATTGAAGTATGCGACACTTTAAAAAAAATAGCTAGAATAAATCATGTTTGTGGTTCAACCACTTTACTAAATTCAACTTTTTTACCCATGGTTAATTGGATAACACCTACATTGTTAAATGGGTGGACAACGTATAGCGGAGGTAATAAATACAGAAAAAATAGTCTTAATCAGATTGAATTAGTCTTTAGTGCGACAAGTGGAACAATAGCGGTTGGAACTATTATAGCAACTTTACCTATTGGTTACAGACCTTTATCCGATACCGTATTTCCTTTATTCGACCTTACTGCATTCAGAACAAACGGATATACAATTTCAATAAATACAAATGGTGACATACAAATATTAAACTCTGTTATATCACTTGTTACGAGTACGGTTTATACTGGCAGTATTATATTTATTGCATCGTCATAGGAAAATAGTACCACATAAGTATAATAAAAATATACTTATAATTTGATATTAATAATTAAAAAAATGGTAATTATATAAGTAGAGGTGTGGGTAAAAACTTCATCTCTTTATCAATTAAGGAGGTATTATTATGGCATTGTTAACCATAAATTTAACAGCAGTAAAGACACCAAGCAAACTGCAAGTTGATATAAGTGATATAGATGGAGAAAGCACTAGAAATGCTAATGGAAATCTCATTAGAGATAGAATTGGAACTAAACGAAAATTAAATTGTGAGTTTCCTCCAATGAGCCAAAGTGATATGGCAACTTTACTTGGAGCAGTATCAGATGTATTTTTTGAAGTAACATATCAGGACCCAATATTAGGAGTAACAACAAAGACTTTTTATGTTGGAGATAGAAATTCTCCAATGTATAGATTTGGAAATGGAACAACCGATTTATTATGGGAAAGTTTAAAAATGAATTTTG